TGTACGCCTGAATGTTAGGTACAAAGTAGAATAATTTACCGATTGGTAAGTTCATTGCTTGTACTGAAACGATGTCGTTTGCTAATAATTTAGAGAATACACGTCTAACAATTGGGAAAACCACTGTTTCAAATGCACCTGTATCAGATGTAGATGATGCTTCATTAATTAAAAATGATGCTTGGTTTTCGTATAATTGAGCTACGTTTTCTCTCATGTGACCTTTAAGACCTTCTAAAAAGCCTAATTTGTCCCATTTGTTGATTGTGTCTTCTTTGATAACTTTAAGGTGTTTTAAACCGATATTACCAACAAGACCTGATTCTAATAATGCTCCCATTTTAGTATTTGTTTTTGTTTTTAGTTTATTTTAATTTTATTTTTACCCTAATTTACCCATTAAATCTTTCATTCTTAAGAACTGAGGATTTTCATAAGTTTTTGATTCAATTAGAGTTGTTGATGAACCTGTAGTAACTGTTTTATTTAATTTTGCACCTACTGATTCATTAATTGATTTTGTTTCTACCTTAGATAATTCGTCTTTGATTGACCTATAAAGATTTTTAGATTCTTTTAAAGTTTCAACATCGTCAAATCTTCTTAGGATGTTTATTTTTTCTTTCTTAGTAGTTGAGTGTTCTGTAAACAATCTTGTAGCGTAAGCTAAGTTTGAATTGAAGATTGCAACTTCATTAAGTTTTTCTCTAAAAACATTTAATGCTTTTCTGTACTCTTCATTTTTTTCTCTCAACATTCTAACTTCTTCTTGAGTAGATTCAGTTTTAACACCATTCTTACCATAAACATAGTTTCTGTTTGGAGTGATACCTTTTCTTAAACCTCTACCTTCTTTAGACCCCATGCCATATGTTCTAGCAGCTTCTTTGGTTTCTTCTTTTTCAAACGCTTTTTCTCCTTTAGAATTTGTCATACCTTTTTTAGTAGTGTAATCTTCTTTACCTTTCATGGTTTTAGATTTATCACCCTTATTCATTCCGTAATCGCCTTCTTTAGTTTCAGCTTTAACAACTTTAGACTTACCTTCCATGTTAGCACCTTTTTTGTAATCAAATTTTGCTTTACCTGTACCAACAGATTTAGGACCTTGTTTCATGTCTTCTTTAAATCCACCTGTTGTTTTCTTGTAATCAAATTTAGGTTTACCCATACCAACACCTTTAGGTTTAATTGTGTTTTTAGATTCCATCATGTTGTCATCTTCCATATCATATTCCATCATTTCAGAATCTTCCATGTCGTCTTCCATCATTTCAGAATCTTCCATGTCGTCTTCCATCATTTCAGAATCTTCCATGTCGTCTTCCATCATTTCAGAATCATCATCTAATGTGATTTCGTAAACAACTTCTTCGTCATCAGACATATCTTCAGAATCTACATCTGACATATCTCCACTAAAAATAGCGTCAATAACATCATTAACAGACTCATCAAACTCTCCATCATCCGCCATCATGTCATCTTCCATCATGTCATCAGACATCATATCATCTTCCATCATATCATCTTCAGATTCACCAAGCTTAACAAGATATTCTACATCAGCGCTATCGTCAGTTAAATGAACATTATCACCGTCTTTTTTAACAATGATTCCGTCATCTTCACCCATCGCTTTGAATACTTTCAAAATTTCTTCGTCAGAAGCGTCAGTTAAATCAATTGGAGTTTCGTCTGAATCCATATCAAAGTCCATTTCCATATCATCAGAATCATCTGAATCAATATCCATGTCCATGTCTACTTCATCATTATCAGCTGACATATCCATGTCAACATCTAATTCAACCTCATCTTCGTCAGATTGCTCAGAAAGAGATTCTTTTACTAATTGATTGATTTCTTCCTTCATAGTAGAAGCAAGTATTCCTTTTGCATTTTCGGCTATTGCTTCTTCAACTTGTTTCATCTGAATAAGAGCCTCTTGAACTAATTTGTTTTCTTTCATATAGAAAATCTATTTATTTTATCTAATAAATATTACCAAAAAACAAAAAATATCATTTCTGAATGATATATCTTTTATTTTTTGATGTTTATGGATATAATACCCACATATAAATATGCCCGAGCAAAAAAAAAGTGGTCACAAATTGTGACCACTTTAATAATTTGATAGTAAATCAATTATTCAATTACTTCATCTATTTTACTTTCAGATACTGAAGTTATTCTCCAATCATGAGTAAACCCTTCATACTTTGCTGTAACCTTTGCTTCTACATCGGTAACAGAATATCCTTTTACAAGTTTTTCTTCTCTGATTTTTTTAATTTTACCACTGTTTTCATCAGGTAAATCGTACTGAACTTTTGCTACAAAAAATTTTTCTTCCATAATTAATTTTATTTTCCCAAATAATCGGTTAATTTTTTCATTAAGTCAACTCCTTTGGATTGGAATTCTGAATTTTCTGGTGTTTTATGTCTTTTTTCTTCTTCTAAGTTCTCATCATACTTTTGTCTGTCGTCAGGATTACTAAACAAATAAGCTCCTGGTGTAGATGGTGAAGATACTAAGTCAAAACAAATTAACTCAAAATCTTCTTGTACTTCATTTCTTTCCCCAACTTTTTTTAAGGAACCTACTCCTCTTGAAGATACTCCCATTGTAACACCTTGTCTCATTAAGTTAGCTGCTTGGTCACCTTTAGTTGACACAATACCTCTTTCATGAAATCCTGGTGATGTTAACAATTTAAGTTTACCCATTAAAATATTTCCATCCCACCATATATCAGTAATGATATGAGCCACTCTGTCTAAATCTATTAAAGATGATTCAGGGTGGTTAAGTTCTGACGTTGATAAACCTTTGGCAATTGCCTTCTTATAGTTCTCAGCTTCTCTTTTTAATATCCTTTCAGGATAAAATCTTCCGTTTCTATTTGGAGTATCATACTTTTGTAATACAGCATAAAACTCAAATGGGTTTCTATAATCTAAGTTAGCGGCTTCCTTTAACATTTCTGAATTACGAATGTCTTTTGGGGAAACCCAACCCGCATCCGTCTCAATCAATATACCATGACCGACTTCACTTGCTTCTAAAATTCTTAATTGTTTCATTAATAGTTTTTAAGATAAATATATCAAAAGAGTTCTTTATTGACTTTATTTACTTTTTGAAATTGAAAAATCAAAGTATTTGTTTTCAATAACATTATCCCTGACTATACTTCTTACTATTTTTTTAACTGATTCTTTTAGTTCAATTGATTTAAAATCAAATTCTTGATTGGTATATAAATTAACCTCTAAATTAAAAAACGATTTTTTTCCGTGGGATATCCCACTTGTTCTTAAATCCAAATCAACAATACTATTTTCTTTAAAAAGACTTGTATCAATTGAATTAAATACTGAATGTTTGATTTCTCGGTTTAAATTACACACGACCCTATTCCAATTGTCGTGGTCAAATTTGGGGGAGACCCATGATTGAATGTTTATATATAATGATTTTAAATTTTTAGAATCTACAGTACCATATACCGATTTTATCGGACTGAATAGATTTAACTTTACACTTTTTCCTTTTTTCATTAAATTTCATTGATGTCAATGTTTATTTGTTTGTTAAAAAATAACACAAAATATAGTCATTGTCAAAAATTTTTCAGTAAATTACGATATTTGTAATAATATGCTAATAGTAGAAGTAAAAAAAGACGGAATAGAAAAAGCCTTGAAAACTTTAAAATCTAAGGTTATCAAGACTAAACAAAATCAAATTCTATTTGAAAGAAAACAATTTGTTAAAAAATCAGTTATAAGGCGAGCTCAGATATTGAAAGCGTCGTATGTTCAAAAAGTAAAAAATTCGTTAGATTGATTCTTCTAAGTTCTTTAACTTAAGGAAATTTAATTGGTCAAATTTTTCAATTTTTAACCTATCTATGGTTTCAGACAATTTTGTCTTTAACTCAAACTCCTCTTCTTTTTCCAAAATAACATTAAGTTTGCTAATTGCACTTTCGCGAATAGTCTCAAACTTATCTTCAAGAGATTTTGTATCTTCTGAAATTAATTGTAAAAATTCTTTCTTAGATGACTCGTCAAGAGTCTCAACATATTTGTTTAATGTTTGGTTTGCAATACTAACCATTGATTTCAACGGAATGTTAATTGATTCTTTAACCACACTATTTGTTGACGTTAACACACTTGTAATGTTCTTTTTGGAATTTACTCTTTCTAACAAATTCAGTTTATTTGTATAGACAAGAGCGTCAATATCAGAATATTTGTTTTTAACATTTTCTGATAGAGTTCTTGGTAATTTAATACTTGGCAGTAATTGTTGAATTAAACTAATACCTTCTTCTAAAAAGTCTTTAGCGTCAGATTCGTTTAGTCCTTGAGGTGTACTCAATTGCTCGTATAAAGAATACAATTTAGACATAGTTTTGTTATTCAAAACATTATGTTTGAATTCTTTTAACGATTTCTTGAATTCCTTTTCATCTTTGTAGGATTCAATAAGATTGTTTTCAATTATGGATTTGATTTTTCCGAAAGTCATTACAGTGCGTTTTCAATATAAATATTAGGAATTTAGTAACTTATCCAATTCTTTTGAAATTTCTCCTAAAGAATCTTGTCCTTGACCTAAATCTAAAAATGTTGACCCTTCTAATAGATTACTTTCTATCAAC